ATCATTGCATGGCTTTTAGTGTTGCGTTCTCGGATTCAAGGGAATGGATTGTACTTTCCAAACACTCAATCCGTTGACGCAAAACTACAAGTTCATTGCGTAATTCAGTTAACTCTTTATTTTGGGCTTCGGCCGTAGCCTGCCACATAGCCAGCACGGCTTGGGCTTGCTTGACCTGGAGGCTATCCGCTTGGAAGCGTCCCCGTGTCAGCCAAGCAACTGCACCCCCGACGATTGCGGAGATGGACCCGATGATAGTGGTTTCTATCAAGTTCACGCCTTGGGTGCTTCGGGTTTACCCTTTACTTTCTCCACGGCCATCCAACCAACTGACAACAAAGTAATTATCGCACCGATAATTTCGGTTAGCGTGGCGGTATCAATGACCCCTTTGGCGACGAGTGTACCACCGATGAATGTTAGCAGGTGGCGAAGTAGTGCGATGATGGCTGATTGCATAAGGTTGGGTTTGTTAGGGTTGCGGCGAAATAGTCCCATAGTTGGAAATGTTATTTGCTTTGCGGTGTTGCAAATTCTTTGTAGTCAGCAGCGTATTGAGCGTCCCATCCGAGGAAGGAATGCACTCCGCAAGGCGTGGGCCAAACGATGTAGGAGGCCAAGGAATCGGGATAAGCGTCTTGGAATAGTATGTCAAAGCAAACCAAGCCATCCAGTTCTCCGAGGGCAACGGCCGTGTCAAGCGGTTGCATGGATGCGAGCAACTTGTCAGCAGTTGCTTGGTTGGGGAATGCGAACTTGCGGAAGGTGGCCATTGTTAAAGGCTTGTTATGGCTGCAAGTTCAGCGTTGCTTAGGCGGGTGGTGTAGAGGGCAGCGTCAAGGATGCGGTCGTTGAAAGGCACATAATTTGTATTTGACAGGACGCATTGCGTCAATGATGTTGCGGGGTAATTGGTTGAGTTTGTTGATGTACCTGCACTCACTCCATCAATATAAAGTGCATAATCGCCATTGGTATAAGCAAGGGCTATTTTATGAACACCAAGAGCAACTGCGCTGCTTGTGATGATAGTTGTAGTAGAACCCCCTGTCCTTCTTATTTGCGCTCTTATCGTAAGATTCGCTAACCTTCCAATGGCGATAAAATCGGATGTATCTCCATCGTCTACCACAAGTAAAGAACCAGCAAATAAATTCCTCACATCCACCTCCGCATAAATAGTCCCGCTTAACTGCCCGATACTTCCGCTCACCGCTCCGCTGACCGAAACCACATCTGCGTTGCGTGTGACTGCTGCCGTTGTGGTGGGGATGTAAGATGTTGCGACCGAGCCTGCCTCTAACTGTATTCCCCAAGCATAAAGAGTTAAGTTAAGCGCACCTGATGCTGGCCACGAAACATCGCTGTTTCCTTCTGCAAAAATTAATCTAATACTTCCAGCCAAGTCAGCGGCAATCGTGTAGGGAGGAGATATAATCCTGTACCATCCATTGCCGTAATTTTGAATGCTTGCCCCAGCAGTTAATGCGGTACCACTTGCAAGATTGAAATAAGAAGTTCCCGTACCACTTGCTGCCGAATATGAGGCGAATTGTAAAGCGCAAAAGGTCAATGGATTTGTTGCTCCAGTTTTGACAAAAGCACTAAAAGTATGAACGCCTGATGCGGAAACCGAAATTGAAGACGCATATTCAACATAATTCGCACCCGAAGCAACACCTCCTACATATTTAGTAATTGTTCCACTTGACCCATCAGGTGCAAGAAAGTCGGTGCTTCCAGTTGTTATTGTGATGCCTCCTGAAGCAGTTGCAATGTTTGGAGTGTTTAGCAATTCAACTCCTCTTGCAAAGTTCGTTGCAGCAGGCTCAACCAAAAGCGCAGGGCAACCAACCGTTCCACCGCTGGCCAAGTAGTCCAACCTCGGTATCCCCGAAGCCACCGATTCAATGAAGCCACTCGCATTGACACGGGTTGCCGAAGTCGCACGGGTCACTGTGAAGTCACCTGCTCCGCTGGTTGGGATTTGGGAGTAAAGTTTGCCCGACTTGAATCGTGCGGGTACTATCAGGAGGGAAGGTGTCGGCATTCTTAGAAGTTGAATATGACCGAAAAGCGACCGAACAGGCAACCGCTCACCGCCGCCTCTGCCGTGGCCGCTCCATCCGCATCAGCACGGGAGTTGAACGCCGCCCAAGCCGATGCCGATAAGCCACCGCCTTGCAGGGTGCTTAATGGATAGCCGTAACCGTAGCCTATCAGCATTACAGGAAGGTATAACCGATGACGCTTCCGACGCTTGGAGTGACGGCCGTAATCTTCCCGCCGTTGCGACCGCTGATGACGATACCAGCGGACACGGACTTGCCGCTCATTGAGTAGGCGGTCAGCAGGTCTTCGCCTCCCGAACCTGTGAGGGTTGTGAAGGTTGCAGCCGTGTTGACCACAATGAAGTCAAAGTTTGCGCCCGATACGGCAGCGTCAATGAACTGCATCGTGCCGCCTTGGCCGAGCATTTGTTGTAGAATTGGAGTAGGCATTGCTTGGGGTGTTTAGGGTAAATGTAGGTTAGGTCGGAATTTCACAAACGGAATGCGAATACGGCAGTTGGAACGACATCGTAGCCACCCACCCCGCCGTGCGGTCGTCACGGCTCTCTACAAAGCGAGTAAGCGATACGGAGGTAGAAAGGGTCCACTCTTGCGTCGGGTCGTTTGTAAGGCTTGAAATGAAGTCCTGTGCGATTTGCAGTTGGTCGCTCAAAACCTCATCCTCGTTGTCCTGCCAACCAAGCGTAGGGCTGCCCGAAACCACGCCACCCATCGTGGCAATGGATTCAACTCGGTCAGAGAAATAGACACCCACAGTAAGGTTGAGAGTGCCCAAATCAGTAGTCGCTGACTGAACATCCGCAAAGACGAGAGGATAGACGATGCGCTCACGGCTTGGGGTTCGCAGGTTGATGGTGTTGTCGGTCCCTATTGCAAGCGGGTCGCCCGTCCCGAACGAGTTGACTTGCGGGTGAGCATTTGCAAGCGCAAGGAGTGCTTGCTTGATTTTTATCCAAGACATAGGCTTGTAGTTTCAAAATGTTTTTTGCGTGTGCGCCCATAGTTAGCAGTTGTTGCAGTAGGGGTCGTAACCGTAAGGCCAAGGTCTATCAAGCCCAGCACCACGGCGCAGGGTTCGGGCATCCAAAGCCATCCCCGTGTTGTAGTTCGTGCCGTTAGGATAAATAGTATCAAGGGCCGATGGCGGGGAATTGAAGAGCGGATAGTCGGTGCGGTTCTCCATCAAGTAGCGAGTGATGCGCTCGGAGTACCACTCGGCATCGTTCTTCACTTTGTCGGTGAGGCGGGTGATTTCGTCCATGGACATTTGGGAGGATTCCTCGCTCGTTCTGCGGACCATTCCCTTGTTCATGTACTTGAATGCAAGCACCATCGGGAGTTCGTAGTAGAGCCATTGCACCATAGCGGGTTGGATGTAGTCCTCCAATAGCGTGGTGTTTAGGGCAGTTGTTGTGCCGCTTACCACTTGCCCCACCATTTCCGAGTACAGGGCCGAACCGACTATCGGCTGAATCCGCATCTCTTGGACTTTCACAATGGTAGGCCGTATCTGCGTAAAGGAAACATTCTCGTTTATGACCGAGTTGTCCAGCAGGGTTTGTTCGCTGATAAAGAGTGCCTTCATGCTTTCGTGATTTTATTGCCTTTGCGGATGACGAGTTGCTGCTCCCACACATGGCGGCATTGGGGGCGGTTCACTCCGCTTGCAGTATGATACCAACCACCACGGCGGTTCCACACGGAGTAGCCCATGATGTTGGAAATACCATTGATATCGTCCCGTGTGTACACCTTTCCTTGGTCAGCGAGGTCCAGCATCACCTTGCAAAACTCACGACTGGTCTTCTTATCCTTGTTGCTGAAACCTGCGGCCCAAGAATACTTGTACCTCACTTCCAGCACGGGTTCGGCCACTTCCTTGATGTTTTTGGGCAGGTTCTCCGAGGCGATTTGGTCCACCGCTCTTGCGATGGGGTAACGGTCTTTGGTAATCAAGTAGGCAACCCGCTTGGCGACCTTCGCCTTGCTGACCCCGAACTCCTTGGCCATTTCTTCCACGGAGGCTTCACGGTTCTTCTTCCTGTATGCCACGATTTGCGCATCCAGTTCTTTCTCCTCCTCCCCCAGTTCAGCGAAGGCTTGACGCACTTGGTCGTCTAAGTCGGCATCAAACCGCATTGGCTTACTGTGCATCACCACATAGTCGTCGGAACTGCTTCCAAACTTACTTGCGACCACCTCCAAGACCTTGAACTCTTCTTCCCCCCATCCGTAGTCCTCGGTGTCTTCCTCGCCCCATGTAGGCTCGCTGAACGCTTGCTCCTGCACTCCGAGCAGGGTGTTCACTTCTTCGGGGGTCAAGCCGAAACCAGCGGATAGCATCGTGCGGGCCATCTCCAAGGTGATTTTTTCTTGGGCGTAATGGCGGACGATTCGCATGAGGTTTTGGTACTCCCTGCCCGACAATTTCTTGATGTTATCGTTGCTCATGACGGCGGGGGTTTGTGGTTGCTCGTCGGGTTGGGGATTCGGACCGACCACATCGGCGGGTTGCTTTTCCAACGCAGGCAGTCCCGCCTTCTCCCGCAGTTCTTCGGGGGTCATGATTTGCAGCAGGGCTTGCTCGGATAGTCGCTCCGTAATCGGCTCAACTGGGATAAGTTCCATCCCCTCCACGCCATTGAACGAGCCCAAGTAGTTCATCATCCGCTCCACCTTCCGCACTCGGTCGTTGACATAAGTCGCTTTGAATAGTTCGTAAGCCTCAACCATTTCCTGTCTGCCTCCCAGTTGGCCCTCGGTCTTCACTCCGAATAGCATGGGGTTGACGACACGGTGCGAGATGAAGATTTCCTGCTGCACGGTCTTGTTGAGAATCTCAAACTGCTTGTCCATATCCGATGGAGTGAGCGGTTCCAGCGTCGGGGCTTTATTGACATCATCATTGAAGGTCACAACGAATCGACCCGCATTGTCGGTCCCGCTGAACTTGCGCTTGATTTGACGCTCAATGTCGCCCTGTTCTTCGGGTGTCGGGATTCCGTTATTAAAGTTTATCAAGTAACCGCCCCAAAAATTGTTTTTGAGGTTGTTCACATGGAAGTTGGCTATTTGGCAGTCCGCTTCGATATATGCCAAGCCTCCCATATATTCGGGCAGCGGATAGGACTTCACGCCAGCGGCGTACACCCTGTAATAGAACAACTGCTTGCCGATTCGGTTGTCTGCATCAAAGGCGGGGATTTTCTCTACATCCCCGATTTTGGGGTAGAGTTGGACCATTGCATCGTCGTACCAATCAGCGACTTGGAACATCCGCTCGTCCTTGTCCACACGAATCTTTTCAAAGGGGATATGCTCCATTTTCGCGATGGTTCCCATCTTGTTCCATGTGACTGCAACCGCAAACCCGTTGAATAGTTCAAGGTCCAAGACGAGTTTCTCGGTGATGTCGTTGAGGTCGTCGTGCTCGGATAGGCCGTCAAAAAACTTGGCATACCTTGCCTGCTGCTCCACGGTCATCTTCTCCCCAGGCTGCCATCCACCGCCCACGATGTAGTTCACCTTGCCGTTCACGATGGCGTTATGCTTGCTGCTCCTTCGGTAGTTGTCCAGCAGATAGTAGGGGTACTCGTTGAACGCCCCGTAGGTGATGTACTTGCCCGCTTTGTTTTCAAGCATCACGGGGACTTTGTGTTCAATACCCAACCATTGGGTGAACGATTGTTTTATGCTGCTCATAGTGTGA